ATCCTCTAAGAGTGAGAAAGAGAACACCTCTATACAAAAGGAACTGTGAAATGAGGCAATGAACAGAAGTTTAATGGCTGTAAAACTTGACGTGTTCAATTCAGACAAAGTGTAGTTATAAAAATGACAGCTTTATAATAAACAGGAGTTGTCTGAGTTCCCTTTCTCATTAATATTTATCAGTCTCGTGTGTTTTAGGGGCTAAGAGTGGCGTTTTAGCCTATATCTATATCCATCTTTGAGTGGGTAAGGCTTGCTTGAATATATTGTTTCTCCATTTAGTATCATTACCATACGCAGAGGTTTACCATACGCACTTACTTCAAACAGTTTACAGTTGTCATTGACCATGCTTCTTCTCACCCTAACACCGTCTGTGTTGCGATAGTGACATTGCAGTTCTTCAAACATACTATTCTCAAACTCTCTACCACCTTGCCAATTGCTTAGGTCTACATAGTGTTTGAACTGTGTGCCATGCTCTTCTCTTGCTGTAACAAAATAACGTCTGAGGTTGTTGTCATATCTTGTAACTTGCCAACGTTCATAGTTTTCAAACAGTGGTGTAGCACCTGCTTCATCTTTTAGGGCTTTGCGACTTTGTTTAAGTTCAAATTGTCTATACTCTTCTGGGCTTAACATCAAAATAAACTCCTTGTTCTACGGCCAACCACACAAGTTAAAGGGTTTTGCCATGTATAAACTCTGTTATACTGTGCGCCTTCAATTTCACTTAGTCTATGCTTGTTTTGCCAATCATCAATGTTAAACATCATTTTTAAATCTTGCGTGTCACGCCAATATACAAGTAAGCCAACAGCAAATGGAACTCTGTCTAATGGTTGTGCGCCTTTTGACCATTTTGCTCTGTGTGACAGTTTGCCAATCCACATTTTTACATTATGACCTTCATCTTTACGCATACCTTTCCAACCATCTACATACTGTTGATACATTGGCCAACCATCATCATCTGCACCTTCTAGTGAGTTAAAGATCTCTCTGCGTTCTTGTGTAAGACGCCAAGTATATTCTTTTTTAATACCATCACGGTTTACAATGGTCATATTGACTTTGATGCGTGGTGCTTCTTTGAACTTGCGTATGCTTGTTTTGAAATAATGAATTTGTTGTTCAGTGATCATTGGGCACCTCCGCAGATACTCACTATAGAGGTCTTTGACCAACAATCTTTGCCAAAAGATAGGCCGCAGGCCTTAGTGGCGTTAGCCATGCGTGTGAGTGGACTTGTCCACGAATTTACTCTACTAATACGCTTGTATTCTAATACACTAATACTCTTATATTCTAGTATTATATTCACGGTTTTTAAAAACATTATTATTCTCCTTGTTTATTGCTTCTTAGAACGTTGTAATCATCCTCAGACAGCCATTGAATGTGTTTGTCGCAATCAAGGCAACGTAGTTCAGCAAAATGCGGACCGCTGAACAAAGTTCTGCGAATCGTTGTTTCACACTCGTCGTGTTTTTTAAGTTTTGTAATTGTCATTGCCATTATTACCTTTTGCTTCTATAGTATTTATGATAACACAAGAAAAAGGGCTTGTAAAGTGGCTGTTTTACCAATTCCTAAATGGTTCTAATCTGCCAGGTTAAGGTCAAATGGGTGGTGCTACTACCAGACGAGTATATAAACAAATTGTAGGGGTGTTTTTGTGCGTTTAAGACGCCACAAATGCGTGGTTTTAGCTAGTGGTTTTGTCTTTTTGACGTTCTAGGATGATTGCATTGGTAGACTTGCACTTAGGACAATGCGTTCTCCAAGCAATGGTGCGATTTATTCTAGAATATGGTAATCCTTGGCGATGACAAAAATTAAGCCAATATTGTTGTGACTTGCCTGAGTCGCCCATTTTGGTATAGTTCAATCTATGACTGCCACAAAATTGACAGTTGTTTAACATGAACATTTGTTCTTGTTCTAGTCTAAATGCTTCAGGTGTAATTTTTAGGTAAACAGGCTCTTTCATACCTACATCATCAAACTAGCAATAACTGCCAACATTTGCACAAACACCGCGGCGATTGCCCAACCAAACCATTTTTTAATTGTGCAAATATCATCTGACATTTGTTTGAGGTGAGTGTTTTGAATGATGTCAATACTCTGTTCAATCAATGCAATGCGTTTGTCTAAATTTGCAAATTTTTCTTCATTCATAATAGACCCTAACTAATGGTTGCACCAAGTGCAACAACTTTCCAATTGGTTCCGTCATAAACAGCAAGTGTTTTTGAACCTGCATCACCGTTTGAACAGTAAGCTACATCGCCTTCTGTCTTGTCAGTTCTTGCGTTGAGTTGTGCTAGTGTTTGTGGTGCAAGGTTAACTATTTCTTCAATGTTTACTTTGCCTGTTGCAGGGTCTAGTGTTAGTGCTGTGCCTGATGTTGAATTTAATTCGTCTGGTAGATATGTAGCTAGAATTTTAGCTGATGCATTTAATGGCGCAACACCATTTGCTTGTGCTCTACCATCAATTACAAGTGTTAATTCGTCTAGTGCCGCTTTAAGGTCTGGACGAGCCGCCGCAGGTGAATCTGTTCCTGCGTCTAAATTTGTTGTTACTATGTTACTACTATCGCCCCAGGCCATAAAATGTCTCCTTGTAAGTATTTACCCTATTCATTAAAAATTCATGCTTTTTAGACTATTCTAAGAATCTTGTTCCTTGTGAACTTAATACCTCAATAGCAACTCTACCTGCACTATCTGCAGGATCAGCAACAACTGCCAATTGATTAATAAAAACACTATCATCAGCTATTGTAGATCCTCCAGTAAAGAGTGCGCCATTGTAATAAAAAGAAAAGCTAACATTGCTTAGAGGACTTGTTTGATTATCTATTAAAACTAATATAGATTTGTTTATTCCATCAGCTAGGTTACTGCATTCAACTCTAATACTTGTTGCACTACCACCTGTTGCTCTATAAATTGTTGTTGAGTTGTTGGCCAGTGTTACGTTTTGTGTGCCTGTGCCTGACACCGTTACTACTGTTGCCGCAGGATATGTTAGTGCACCAGCCGCATCACCTGCAACCATCTTTGTGCCGTTGTATTTTAAAATTTGATCTGTGGTTATTCCTGTGGGGTCTATAAAGTCAACCACATCGTTCACAGCATCACTCATTGTTTTTAATTCAGCACGGCTATTTGCAATACTGTCGTCTGCACTATCAAATGCTGTTGAGTCTGGTTTACTTGTTGGCCACGCCATAATTACCCCTTCTGTATGTTGCCATCTGCGTCTACTAATGCTGTGGGCAATCCACTAACAATAGCATCAAATGTGCAATCTATGTTTTTAGTTTTTCCGTAAGTGTCTAATTCAAATATATTTAAAACAATTGGATCACTGCTTTTGTCTATATAGATTATAGGTCTACTTAGTGCTGATCCTGATACATATCCACTTGCTACATAACCATCTAGAACATAATCTGCCACAGGCAAATGAGGTGTAAGTGTTACCACAGTAGGTGAAATAGGTTGGTTTACAGTTAATTGTCTAACACCTTGTGACCCTGGTAGTGTGCTTGAGTCAATGCTATCAAATGTTGCCATTTGTTTTTCTGCATTTAGGTCTGTTGTTATGTTGCCAAAGAATGGAGCTGGTTCTGCCCCTGCACTATCTAGATAGTTTAGACTAAATGTAAATCTAAAATATCTTGCTGTGATAGGTTGAACTGTGTCACCATTGTTATACACCACAGTTGTTGCACCGTCAATGTTGCCACCACTACTGTCAATGGTATTTCCATATTCAATAGTTGTAGTCATTTGTCCTTGTTTTGCCACTAGTGTTAGAGGCAATACTTTTTCAATACGACCATAATCTTGTATGGCAGTTGTAAATGTTAATGGTAGACTAGCAGTAAGAGCCCATGAAGTATATGTGTCCCAACCACCAGTTAGGCCTGCCCACGTTTCTGTGCTTTTAGCTTGGTATATACCATTTGCAAAATATCCGTTGCCTGCCATGTTATGCTCCTAAATTGTGAGTAGTCAATTTACTATCACCTCCGCCTGGACTAACACCTGGGGTCATTCCTGCTACTGCTGTTAATGGATTTTGAATTAGATAATTGATATACGCTTCAATATTTGTTCCTGTTATATTTTTACCTAAGAATGGATTATAGTATGTGTAACTTCCTAGAATACTACCATCCTGATGATATTCTTTTTTACCTGCAATAACTTTGCCCCAATTGAATTGTATGTAATTGATTGTTCTAGTATCGCCTGTGATCATGTTTGCATTATGCACACTCAATGGTTGAATTGCACTTTCAATTACATGATCGTTTGCATCCATTTCTTCTTGGTTAATAAAACGTCTAATCATTACACTATTGTAACCTGTGTTGGTAGGTAAATTCAAAAAGAAAATAACGTGTGCATAATTTACAATACCATTTGCCAACAGTTGACTATTTCTGTATATGAGATAATCATTTTGAATAGGTTTGTTTAGTGTGTATGTGATACTACCTAAGTTGCCAGTTTGTGCTGTTGCATATACTAAACTACCTTCGTATTCTGTGCCAATTACGTTTGGATTATGAAATAACAATCCTTTGTCTGCACTTGCATTTAGATGAAAGCTACCCAACTGACTGTGTTGATAACCTTCAATACCCAATCCATCAAGTGTTGTAATTGCTGGATTGATAGGTGCTAAGTTAGGACGTGATTGGAATGATGTAACCTGTGTGTTTATTTGTTCTTCTCTTGGTGGCAGTGGATTTATTTCTTCACTTTCACCTGAACTGTCTGGATCACCATTTGGCGGAACAATGCCTATTGGTGGATCATTAATTACTCTTTGTCTAGGACGTAGGTTAACTTCGTCTGGCAAATAAACTGGTGGCGGAATATCTAGTTGTCCAACACCACCTGTGAATGGATATATGGTTGCATCGTGTTCTACTGCCGCAATGTTTACAGTTAGGTCTGGATTTAATTCTAAACTAGTAACTCTAAATGTTTGGTCAGTCAGTTGTAGTATTGGATCTGTTATACGAATAATATCACCAACTTCTACAGCGTGTAGTTCTTGCGTTCCTCTAAAGGTAATTGATCTTTGATTTCTAGACTTTTTATAAATTAATCTAGCATTTTCCCATGCCATTGCTTTGTTGGTAATAGTATGGAATGTAAATTCTTTTGACAATTCTTCGTTGTTGTCAATTGCTTGATCACCACTTTCATTGTAAAACACCTGTTGGTTTGTAAATTCTAAATCAGGATCAATATAGTTTACAATGGCTTGGTTGAGTTTTGATTTTTTTCTTTCACCTTGTAAGCTGATGCCACCAATGATTGTGTCACTGTCAACATCAAAGGCCACATTAATTGTAGTTGAAGTAATATCAGTATCGTTGCCCCCGTCTTCTACTTTTAATTTGTATCTGCCTTGTATGTAAGGCATAATACCTCTACCACCTGCAATCAATAATTTTGCATTGTCTAATATTTTAGTATTGGTATCTATTACAGCATTGGTAGATAGTGCCTTACCAACATACTTGTTATTATAGGTTACTGTTTGATCATACTTGGTTGCCGCAATGTAAAAACTGTGTGCGTTAATTTGTTCTTTAGGAATACCTGCACCATGGCGTGGCGACATGAGATAGTCTAGCAAACAGTTTGCAGGGTTTGTGTTATAAGCCTTGGGTAAATTATCATAATCATTAGGCAAGTCTAATGCACCTACCACAGGTGCTGATCTTGCATTGTAAATCAATTTACCACAAAGGTCAAACTGCAATTTAGGA